TGTTGGTGTCGGTCACGGATTCGCTGAGTATCAGCGAGGAGGTTTCTGCCGCGGCCGGTGCGGCGGCGACGGTCTCAGACGGGCTGTCGATCTCCGAGGAGGTCAATGCCAGTCTGAGCCTGTACGTGGTCGAGGTGACGGACACCCTTGCCGTGTCCGACACGGTGCAGGCCCTTGAGACCGTGCTGTTGGTGTCGGTCACGGATTCGCTGAATATTAGTGAGGAACTGTATGTCGCCTCCGGTGCGGCGGCTACGGTTTCAGACGGTCTTGTGATCTCCGAGGAGGTCTACGCCAGCCTGGGCGTGTACATGGCTGAGGTGTCGGACACACTGGCATTGTCCGATGCCACCGAGGTGTCTGTAACCCCATTGTACATTGAGGTGTCCGATGGGCTGAACCTGTCCGACGGGGTCACCGGGTACGTGGCGGGTGCTGGAGATATTGTCGTTTCCGATACCTTGGGAATGACTGAGGAGGTCTCGGTGGCGGTGAGTCTGCTGCCCGTGCTGGACGTTGCGGTGGCGGAGCAGTTGGATATGAGTGAAGCGGTGTCCGGTTCTGTAGTGTCGCCGGTTGCGGCGGGAGTCGGAGCGTACTTCTTTACGTTGAAAAGACGCAGATGAAAGGAGTTCCACAAAATGAGACGCAAGAACAAGAACGACAGGTTGGCGATCAAGGGGTTCTTCCGGCTCCAGATCGTTGACAAGAAGACCCGGAAGGTCGTGGGCGACACTGGGGACATCGAGAACCAGATCACCAACTACGGTCTGAACAACTGCTTCGTCGGCGGCCCCATCAAGGGGGCTTCGACGGTGAAGATCTCCGGGGCCATGCTGGGATCGGGCACCAATCCAGCCTCCAGTGCCACGGCCCTGCCTGGTGCACTGACCAACTACTGGAGTGCGGTCGGCACGGCCATCAACGGCAGCACGCAGGGGCAGTTGACGGCCTCGTTCGACGGGACCCTGGGGGCGGTCACGATCGCCAACATCGGGCTGCTGGCCGCGTCCAGCGGGACTGTGATCTGCGGCAATACGTTCGCGTCGTCGGCCCTGGCGACAACGCAGGACGTGAACATGACCTACAACCTCAACTGGGGGACCAGCTAGGTCTGATCTGGGAAGATCGCGGTAATCAACCAAGGATGGATGCACCATGAGCGAGCCGAAGTACAACAAGGGGCTGTTCGGTCGGATGTCCGGGGTGAAGCTGGACGTTGGGTGCGGTCTCAACAAACAGCGGGGCTGTATCGGCATTGACTATGCCAAGCTCCCTGGAGTTGACATCGTACACGACCTCCAGCGGTTCCCCTGGCCTGTTCCCAGCAACGTGTGCACGTTCATCGTGATGAGCCACTGCTGGGAGCACATCGAGCCGCGGTATCGCAGCAGGCTGATGGATGAGTTGTGGAGGGTCATCCGCAAGGATGGTCAACTGTTGATCTCGGCTCCATACGCCAATTCGTTCATGGCGAACGCCCATCCNNGTGCCCCAACGAGGCCACGTTCACGTGCTACGACCCGAACTATCCCTTGTTCAGGACGGCGATGTACGGGCTGGTGAAACCTTGGCGGATCGTCCGCAACATGCCGAACGTGGTGGGTTGTATCGAGGTCATCCTGGAGCCGTACAAAGACGCGAAAGGGCGTGTATGCTGGCCGAAAAATGCCGAATCCGTGAAGACGTCAAGGTAGTGATTGTGGATAAAGTGGATAAAAGGGCAGATCGGGTCTGTCATGGGTCCGCAGCGGGGCTGCATGTGCAGACAGAAGAGTGTTTCAATCTCAATGAGGATGTCCGAGCCGATCTCCATGAGAAAGCAGCCGAAGTACACTGAAACCACACCGGTGCCAGGGACCACCATCATCGCCAGTGGCGTTGGCGGCAATCCCAGGACGGCGATCCTGATCGCCACGCCCACACTGGGGAATGTCCGCGTTGAATGGGCCATCTCCAGGTACGGGCAGGTGATCCCCTGCAACTGGACCTCACACGATGTCAACGTGGGGGTCGGGTATCTGGTGCCCATGCACTACCTGGTGGCGGATGCCCAGAACATCGCCACCGAGCACCTGCTGGTGAACAAGTTCGAGTGGCTGCTGCTCTGGGAGGATGATGTGATCGCTCCCATCGACTTGTTTACGCGGCTCGACCCGTACATCCGCAACGCGGATCATCCGGTGGTCTCTGGTCTGTACTTCCTCAAGACGCCCAGATCGGAGCCGGTGTGCTACAGGGGCCGCGGGACCAGGTACTTCGGGGACTTCAAGTTGGGGGACCGGTTCTGGGTGGATGGTGTCCCCACTGGGATGCTGTTGATTCACAGGTCTGTACTCCAGGTGATGTATGACGAATCCCCTGAGTATCAGACCTTGGGCGGCAAGCGGGTCCGCAAGGTCTTTGAGACGCCGTCCAGTGTGTTCCAGGACAGCGTGACCGGAGAGTGGAACAAGGCACAAGGGACGTCGGATCTGGCCTGGTGTCGCAGGGTCATCAAGGAAAAGGTGCTGGCCCGAGCTGGTTGGAAAAAGGCCGGGAAAATGGAGTTTCCGTTCTTGGTCGATTCCAACATCTTGTGCAGACACATCGACCTCAATACGGGCATGACCTATCCGTCCGAAGAGGTCCTGAAGAGGTATCGCAGGTGAGCCTATGCAGATTGTGACCGCAGGGCAGGACAACCGAGTCTATCACGACCTGGTCGCCAAGCTGGACGCCGAGCCGATCATAGTGGGCACGGTCACGTTCTACCTTCTGGCCCAGAACGGCGACAATATTGGGAAGTGGTGGGCGGCGGCCACGGGTACGTGGGAGGCCACGCAGGAGTCCGCGGGCACGGGGACGTTCGTGGGCGGGGCCACGTGGTACACGGACATCGACGAGGCGGCCTGGGAGATCGGCGTGCAGTACCAAATGATGGCTATGGACTCGGGCAACCTGGCGATCGCGTATTCCGGCGAGGTTGTGTGCACGAGCTGATGGGGGTCCTGACATGCAGATTGTGATACCCGGCCAAGACAACCGGCTTTACTGCGACCTGGTGGCCAAGGCGGACGGCGAGCCGATCGCAGTGGGCACGGTCGCGTTCTACCTGCTGTGCCAGTCCGGGGACAATATCGGGAAGTGGTGGAAGGCCTCCACGAGCACATGGGAGACCACGCAGCAGTCGGCGGGGGCGGGGATCTTTCTGAGCGGGTCAACCTGGTACGTGACCGTCGACGAGGACGCCTGGGAGACGGACGGGCAGTACCAGGTCATGGCCATGGACTCGGGCGACCTGGCGATCGCGTACTCCGAGGAGGTGGTGTGCTCCAGCCTGGACGGCCAGGTTGTGCTCGGCGGCGAGGCGATCGAGCGGGTGGTCTCGGTGGGCGATATGAAGACCCACCTGCACATCGACTCGACCGTCGAGGCGGAGGACGAGTCGCTGGGTGCGATGATCGACGCGGCCACGGCCTGGTGTGAGTCGTTCCAGCACCGCAAGTACCTGACCCAAACGGTTGTGGAGCGGTTCGACGCATTCCCAGTGCGGTTGCGGCCGGTGTGGTCGCCGTTGATCGCGGTCACGTCGATCGCGTACACGGACACGGCCGGGGTCAGCCAGACCCTGTCCAGTGCACTGTACACGGTGGACACCACGACGGTGCCAGGCCGGATCGTGCCCGCCTACGGCCAGCGGTGGCCGGCCACGCAGGGGCACATCGATGCGGTGACGCTGACCTACACGGCCGGGTATGGTGAGGCATCTGCCGTGCCGGACCGGGTCAAACAGGCCATCAAGCTCCTGGTGGGGCACTGGTACGCGAACCGGGAGGACTCACAGACCGATCCGATGCACCAGATCCCGATCGGTGTGGAGTCGCTGCTCTGGCAGGAGAGGTTGATCCGCGTATGATGCCGGCAGGAATCCTACGCCAGAGGCTCAAGCTGCAGCGGCCGATCGCCGCGGCGAATACGTTCGGCGAGGAGGAGCTGACCTGGAGCACCTACGCGACGGTGTGGGCCATGGTGCGGCCACTGACCACGCGGGAGACGCTGCTGGCCCAGCAGGTGGCCTCCACGGTCACGCACCTGGTGCGGATCCGGTACAACACGGAGGTCAGCACACTGCACAGGATACTCTGGGGCACCAGGATCTTTGACATCAACGGCGTGCGGAACATCGACGAGGGCAACGTTGAGATGGTCCTGGACTGCACGGAAAACCCATTGGCAGGGGTCTAGCATGGCGGAGTATGTAGTACTCGAAGGGGCCGAGGACCTGGACCGCAAGCTCAAGGCACTTGAGACCAAGGTGGGCAAGTCCGTGGTCCGCAAGGCGGTCCGGGCGGGGCAGAAGGTCCTGTTGGCGGCGGCCAAGGTCTCTGCCCGGTCCGTAGTGGGTGGAACCATGGGGGCACTTCTGGCCCAAAACATC